ATTGATTAGGTAATAGACCGGATGTACATAAGTCTTCGACTCATTTACTACCAGCCCTAACCTAGATGATGCCGCCCTCCAGCGGTCATACATCTCAACAGTCCCACGGAACAGGATATCGTCACCGTTGATTAAAAACGGAGAACGAACCAACTCCAGGAGAGTATATCGATTGGTCGTGTACATATACGTTGCAAGGTTTTCTATGCACAAAAGAACGAAACTCAACGGATGACCCATTAATTGGCCATTCGTCTGCTCAATCACATCGCCATCAGGATACTCAATGAGTGCCCCGGTAAACGAGCGAATTGCGCAATCACCTAGAAGAGATCCCAGTAAACCAACGTTTCTGAGAATCTCCTCCATGATAGTGAGAGAGACGTCCATGTGCATTTTATCAGTGGCTGACGAATAGTCGCCCGAAATGTTGAGGTCCCCATCATTGATGAGGGATTCATCCTCGATTCGGAACTTTAGTCGCTCCTCAAAGGAGTCGGTCATTGTCCCGAAAGGCATCTTCTTCCACTGGCTTAACATAAACCCTTGCAATCTTCTTAAACCCGTGTACAAATTCGCTCTGCCCTTAGTGATCACCCGAACCTTACAAGGCTCAGGTATCGCTTGGTACTGGACCCGGTGATCCTCAGAAAGAGAAGCTATCAAGCAAGCAGATTCCTGCTCGCTCGACATCGACTCCAACTGTGCACCAAGTCCGAACGAAACTATGTCACGATCTACGCTAACATATCCATGGTTCCCGCCGTCTCCTCGCCCGTTTTCCAAACAGGCCGAGAAGGTCGGTACGCATAAAGCAGGCTCGTATTGCATCCCTTCCGGAAATACAATTCGTGTCGCCATGCGCACTACATCAAGGAACTCAGGATCTGTGAAATCCTTCCTCTGCATCGCTTCCTTATGATCTTTCATCGCCTTAGCTTCAACGCATTCTGCTACCTTTAGGCAGCAGCGCTTGGCTTCGTACAACGATCGAATCATCTCTTGGGAAGTGATCTTGCAATCAGCGCGGTCCACCTTAATGGAGCCTAAGGCTCTTTTACAGTGACGCCGCAACAATCGCAACAGAGGGCCAAAAAAGCAAAATAGTTCTTTGTTGCGAACTATTTTCTTACCCATCGCCCAAGCCTGAAGGACCGTAACGGTCTCCTTCACGCTTGCCTCAAATTCATTGTCCAAACACGCCGCGAATAAAAACGCAGCAGTTTTCGCAAAACTCTCAACAAGTTTTGACCTCCTTGCGCAAGCTTCGCTCTTAGAGCGCGCTTCGATGGAGGGACACCAGAATTCGAGGACTTCTCCCCACGCCACCAAAATAGCGCGGGTTCGCGCCCATGCTTCCCTAAGCATAGGCACTCCAGAATCTGTTTCAGTTCTCTGGTGGAACTCAGCTACCGTGGC